TAGGTTTCGCTCCGTGGAAATGCAAATTACTACGCATGAAGCTGTTTGTGCCGAAAGGTACATTCAAATAAACAACAACTTTTCAATTCTTAACAAAATTGTTCAAAGGGCAATAGTTGCTGTTTTTGTTGTTGGATTCGCTTTGATTTGCGGGATGGCCACCATCTTGATGAAATTAACTTTTCACTTTTAAAGGATAGTCAACATGCTTTCAGCACTGTTTAGCTTTTTGGGTGGCTCCGTCTTCCGCATGATCTGGGGCGAGGTGAGTTCGTGGCTCACTGCCCGTCAACAGCACTCGCAGGAAATGGATCGAATGAAGCTCCAAGGTGAACTGGAAGCCGCCGCCCATGCGCGGAACCTTGAGGCAATCAGGGTACAGGCTGACATGGGTATCAAGGTCATTGAAGTGCAGGCCCAAGGCGAGGTTGATAAGATTGCTGCCGAAGGCTGGCTGGAGGCCGTGAAGGCCACAGGACGCGCTATAGGCGTAGCTTGGGTGGATGCGTGGAATGCCGTCATTCGTCCGGGGACGGCCACTTGGGCGCTGGCTATGCTCACCCTTGGCGAGTTTGCAATTATTAAAATCTCTGACAATGTCGTACAAATTGCCGGTGCGGCGCTGGGTATATATTTGGCAGACCGTGCCCTGTTGAAGCGTGGAAAATGACCGCTAAGGAACTCGCCACAGGGCTATGTAAGCGGTTTGAGGGGTTCTACTCTCGCCCTTACCTGTGTCCTGCGGGAGTCCCAACGATTGGGTTTGGCACGATCCGGTACGAGAATGGAGTCAAGGTAACGCTCCAAGACCCTCCGATTGACCGCGCACGGGCAGAGGAACTGCTCGCGTGGGAGATTGAGCGGGTATGCGTCCCTGCCCTGATGAGGCTCTGCCCTGCGGTGGATACCCCAGAACGGGCAGGGGCTTTGTTGGACTTCATCTACAACCTTGGCTCAGGCTCCCTGAGAGCCTCTACGCTGCGTAAACGGGTCAATGCTGAGGATTGGGATTCAGTTCCTTCAGAGCTTGCTAAATGGGTCTACGGTGGCGGCAGACGGCTGAAGGGGTTGGAAATCCGCAGGGCGGCCGAAGCAAGATTATGCCAAAATGAGTTTGATGCTGACACCTAAGCGGGAAGATGCCGACTATGACAGCCGCGAACACAACGCCTCAGACTTACAACGGTTACATTGCTCAAATTGCAACGTTGGCTGTTGTTGGCTCGTTTACTCCATCGTCTAACGTCACAATAAATGGCGTGACGTATTTGGCTGGCGTGACTTACGGCGGCGCAATCACAAGCCCAGATACTAATTTTGCCAGCATCATCCCTCAGATGCTCAATTACGCAGAGCTTCGTATCCAGCGAGATTTGGATTTGCTGCCGTCTGTGTCTAGTCGCTCTTATGCGTTAACCGCATCAAACAACCAGCTTCAAATATCATCCAATGATTTTGTGACCGTTCAGACGCTGGAGGTAAATAATGGAGCGGGCGCTACGTTGCCGCTGTTGCCTACATCAAAGACTTATTTGCAGTCAGTGTATGGAACTGGGTCAACCACAGGATTGCCGCAGTTCTTTGCCATGTACGGTGGCGATGCGACAACCGGCGGCAATGCGTACAACAACATTCTTGTTGGACCCACCCCAGACAGTGCTTACGCAATCACGGTCACTGGCACCATTCGATTGCCAACTTTGTATCAGTATTCAACCAGTGCAAGCACGGCCGCATCTAGCACAACGTTTATTAGTACCTATCTGCCAGACCTTTTGATCATGGCCAGCATGGTGTACATCAGCGCCTACCAGCGTAATTTTGGGCGGCAATCTGATGACCCTGCGATGGCTCAAAGTTATGAAGGGCAATATCAAGTCCTGAAGGCAACGGCAATCACCGAGGAATACAGGAAAAAATTCCAAGCATCCGCTTGGTCATCCGATTCAAACTCTCCTGCCGCCACCCCAACACGGTAAAGCTTCATGCCACATGCAGCCGTAAAGCTAATACCGGGTGTCAATCAAAACCAAACGCCCGCGTTGAATCAAGCTGGTTTTTCAGAGACCAATTTGATCAGATTCATTTATGACCCAACGCTGGGCGCGTTAATTCAAAAACTTGGCGGATGGACTGCCTATTACCCTAATTCTTTAGGAACAATTCCCCGCGCTCTGTGGGCTTGGCAAGACACCAACCTTGTGAGCAGACTGGCCGTTGGCACTCAAAACCAAACCGCCACTTATCAAACTCAATTAAACACCATTACTAACGGCGTTTTAAACACCATCACGCCCAGATCAATCACAGATAACATTACTGCAGTTGTACAGACCGTTGGCGGGACTGCTCAGATTATAATTACAGATACAACCACAACAAACATAACAAATTATAATTGTGTTTATATAGCGGTACACATCAGCATTGGTGGCCTTGTTCTTTTTGGATTGTACGCCTGCGACCCTGACGGATACATTAGCTCTACAGCATATTCAATATATGCTCGTGATTTTTTGGGCAATGTCATCCTTGCCCCATCAAGCTCAACGTCGCCAACGTTGCCGCTTTTAAACGTTGTAAGCGGATCAAATTCCGTAACGGTAACCCTTGCCAATCATGGTTACGTTGTTGGAGATACGTTTCCAATTCTTGCCACAACGGTGGTAGGTGGAATTACGTTTTACGGCAACTTCATTGTGCAGTCTGTAACAAGCACAAGCGTTTTTGTAATTTTCGCAAACAACAACGCCAGCGCAACAACGTCTGGTTATATCAACAACAACAAGGCTAAATTTATTTACAGCTTTGGTCTTGGCGCTATTCCTACGGGGACTGGGTATGGTGTTGGTGGGTATGGAACAGGTGGGTATGGCACGGGAACTGGAATAACGCCAAGCACTGGAACTACAATTTCAGCAACTAACTGGGTGTTAGATAATTGGGGTCAGGAGTTGCTTTCTTGCCCCATAACTGCGCCAATAACTTTCTCCACATCTTCAGCTTCTGGCACGGGTTCTGTTGGAACCATTGTGTTTTCTGGCGCAACTTATTTGATTCCAGTTGGCGAAAGCATTTCCGTGTCAGGCGTTGTTCCATCTACATGGAACGGCACATACATTGTTACCGCATCAACTAGCAGCAGTGTTTCTTTTGCAAGCACGGTTACTTCAGCGATTACGCAACAAGGAACCATTACGCTTAATGCGGTTTCTTTTCAGCCCATATACAAATGGGACCCAACTTCTGGAAGCCCAACAGCGACTATTTTGCCTTTTGCGCCTGTGATAAATGACGGTATGTTTGTGGCTATGCCGCAAAGGCAAATCATCTCTTGGGGGTCCACTCAGACTGGTATTCAAGACAATTTGCTTATTCGTTGGTGCGATGTAAACAATTACGATCAATGGACTGCGGCCGCCACAAATCAAGCTGGCTCTTACCGCATTCCTAAAGGGTCAACCCTTGTCGGATGTTTGCAAGGCTCTCAGCAGGCATTGTTGTGGACTGACATTGCCGTGTGGTCAATGCAATACATTGGTCCTCCATACGTTTACTCGTTCAATGAAATTGGCACAAATTGCGGACTCATATCGCGTAAAGCCGCCGCCTCAATCAATGGGACAATTTATTGGATGGGGCCGTCTCAATTTTTTAGTTTAACTTCTAATGGCGTAACGCCTGTCCCGTGTCCTATATGGGATGTCATTTTTCAAAATCTTGATACTAGAAATTTAGACAAAATTCGCGTTGCAGTTAACTCTCGTTTTGGAGAGATATCTTGGTATTACCCAACCACAACTGGAAGCGGTGAAGTCACAAACTATGTCAAGTTCAACGTTTACTTAAACGTTTGGGATTTTGGCGTGTTGGGCAGATCAGCGTGGCTTGATCAATCTGTGCTTGGCCCCCCAATTGGAGCTGACCCAAGTAATTCATACCTGTATCAGCACGAAACATCAACAGACGCTGCTGGTCAGCCGTTGCTGGCCAGCTTTACAACCGGCTATTGGGCAACATCAGAGGCTGACGTAAAAGCATTTGTTGATCAGGTTTGGCCTGACATGAAATGGGGATACTATAACGGCACGCAAAATGCGTCTGTAAATTTGACTTTTTATGTAACTGACTATCCCGGCGCAACGCCCATCAGTTACGGACCCTACACCTTGACGCAAACCACTAACTTTATTTCCCCTCGATTCAGGGGGCGCTTGATTTCAATGAAAATTGAAAGCAGTGACATAGGCACATTTTGGCGTCTTGGAAACATTCGTTACAGAACTCAACAAGATGGTAAATTCTAATGAGCGTTTCATTATCAGATATTTTAACATCCGCAAAAAACATTGTTACTGCAATAAACACAATTTCTCAGAACTACATGAACGTTCAGGGAGCCATAACCATTTCTGCAATAACAACCCCAACGGTATTAAAAAGCATTTCTGGAAGGGTTGCTTCAGTTAGCGTTGTTGTTGCCGGAAGCGCAAATGGCGCTATTTACGATTCAGAATCAACTTCTGTATTGACAAATAAAATATTTATCATTCAAAACGTAGTTGGAATAACCGTGGTAAATCTTCCTGTAAACACAGGCATCGTTGTGGTCCCCGGCACGGGTCAAACTGTTGCCGTCAGTTACTCGTGAGGACGTCATGCCGCTAAGTAAGGGAAAGTCTCAAAAGACAATTGGCCACAACATCGCTGAAATGATGCACGCAGGGCATCCTCAAAGCCAATCCATTGCGGCCGCCTTGACTGCGGCAAGACAGGCTAAGGGCGGCGGCGCTCATGCTCCGTCCGTGCCAAAGGCTCCCTCAGAGCATCTTCATGTAGGACCGATTCTAAGCTCCGTAGCGGGCCGCACGGATCACCTGCCTATGCATGTACCCTCTGGCTCTTACGTCATCCCTGCGGACATCGTAAGCGCAATGGGAGAGGGCAACACAATGGCGGGCTTCAAGCACATGAAGCTGATGTTTGGCGGCACCCCTTACGGTCAAGGCAGCCAGCCTTACGGCGGCTCTGAAGGTCCTTACGGGCAGCCCCTGCAAACGAGGGCGGCCGGTGGTCAAACGAATGCCGTTCCAATCGTTGCCGCAGGTGGCGAATACGTTTTATCGCCAGAACAGGTTGTGCAAATTGGAGAAGGCAGCCTTGAGGATGGCCATCGTGCCTTAGATGAATTTGTAAAAAGGAAAAGGGCGGAAACGATTAAAACGTTGACGCGATTACCGGGGCCGAAAAAGGACTAACCAATGATAGATTCAAATCCTGACACGTTAAAAATTAGAATTGCCACCACTGAGGACATGGAAGAGATCATGGTCCTAGCCATGACTGCCTGTGAAGAAAATGGGTTTTTAAACCCAAATCCCGCAAAATTGGCTGCGGAAATCTGGCCTGCGCTGGTTCAGCACAACGGAATTTGCGGCGTCATTGGTCAGCCCGATGGAAAAATTGAGGGATTGGTTTTGCTGCGAATCGGGACTATGTGGTACTCAGACGCCCAATTGGTAGAAGAAAAAGCTATTTTTATTTACCCAGAGTTCAGAAGCGCAAAGGGCGGCCGGGCAAGAAAGCTGTGCGCCTTTAGCAAAAAGGTTGCAGACGGGCTTGGTCTGCCGTTGATAATTGGAGTATTGTCCAATCACCGAACGGCCGCAAAAGTCAAGATGTACGAACGTCAGTTTGGGGCACCTGCAGGTGCATTTTTTCTGTACGGCGCAAAAACCGGCGGATGGCACGAAGCGGAAGGCACGGAGCACTAAAACATGGGCGGCAAATCCAGTAACAGTTCGTCTACAGTATCCATTCCGCCAGAGGTATTGGCTAGATATAACGCGGTTAATCAACGCGCTGATCAAGTCACCAATCAACCTTATCAGAATTACACTGGTCAATTTGTCGCGCCCGTTAACGCGCAGCAACAGCAAGGTATCAGTGGCGTCAATGCCGCTGCCAATCAGGCACAGCCATATTATGGCGCGGCTACTGGGCAACTTGCGCAGGCTCAGAACACAGGGCAGGGCTATAACCAAGCTGCCACTAGCAATCTGACGGATGCTCAGGGCGTAGGTAACACTTACGCCAACCAGTCATCTCAAAGCCTGCAAGGCGCAGGGCAGGCGGCCGCTGGGTTGCAGGGTCAGGCGGCTCAGGCTTACGGCAGCGCCTACGGCAATGCTCAAGGCTATAACAACGCTGCAGGCACTCAGTACGCTGGCGCTCAGGGCGCTGCACAGCCTCTGCAAAATCAAGCCGCACAGAACATCACCAACGCTCAAAATGTTGGTGGTTCTATGACGCAAAATGCTTACAGCACCTTGCAAGGCGCTGGGCAGTCAGCGCAGCCTTTGCAAAATCAAGCCGCTCAAGCGTATCAAAACGCTTCCGCCACGGGGCAGGCTGGCGGTCTTGCTGCTGCCAATTTGTATAACCAGTCGTTGAGTCAATCTCAGGGTTATAACCAAGCCGCTGGCCAGAACATTGCCGGTGCTCAGGCTGCCGCAAATCCGTTGAATCAAGCTGCAGTGGGCCTTGCTGGCGCGTCAACTCAGGCGGTCAATGCATCGCCGCTTGATACCAATTCAATCAACCAGTACATGTCGCCGTATCTGCAGAACGTGGTCGGCAGTCAGGCTCAGTTGCTCAATCAGGGCAATCAGCAGGCAATGGCTGGCCAGCTTGGTAACGCC